TTTCTGTTCTGATAAAGATGCTTTGACAGCTTCTAATTCTTCTAACTTCCAATAGTTAGGCCAGACAGGTTTATTGTTGGGTAGGATTGCAGGAAACTCAATCACGTCCCATTGATCGGCTTTGACTTCACCCATGGCACGCATGAGGTTGCCTGTTAAATCTTTTTCACTCCATCTCGTCATGACACAAACAATACTACCACCTGGTTGTAAACGTTGACGAGGACCTGAGGTATACCACTCCCACGCATTGTCCATGGCCGTTTGTGATAGGGCATCTTGTTCACTATGTGGATCATCAATAATTAATAGATCCGCACCACGACCTGTTATGGCTCCTCCTACACCCGCCCCAAAATACTCTCCCCCGTAGTTGGTTTCCCATCTACCAGCAGCTTTGGAATCCTGTGATAATTTTACTTCTGTAAAAACAGATCTGTATTCTTCACTGTCCATGAGGTTACGAACCTTACGACCAAATCTGTAAGAGAGTTCGGCTGTGTGGGTGGTTTGAATAATCTTGGTCTGTGGTTTGTGGCCCATGAGCCAAGCAGGAAAGAGATAGGACGCAAATTCTGATTTTGTATGACGAGGGGGCATATTAACAATTAATCTTTTAATCTCACCCGATAGTACCTTTTCGAACTTCTCACCGATCCTGATGTGATGTTCACCTTCCACGAACCCCGGCCACACAGTTTTAACGAACGTTATAAAGGAGTCTCTTGCCTTACTTGCAAGTTCTAGTTGTGTCTTTCTTAGTTCAAGTTTTAGGAGTGCCTCTTGAGCCTCCTTTTGATCCATAGAGGTAACGTCAAATTCTTTTTTCATTCAGAATTATTATCATAGATATTATCTGTGTAAATTACAACCGAAGTGCTCATGGTGCAAGTCGGTAGGGGGTAATTAACCCCCGCCCCCCGTAGGGCGGGCGACCACCAGATATGGTGGTCAAAGGTTAAGGGACTCCTAGATGTAGTGTTTGGAAATTTTGTTGATGGGTTTGGAGATGCGTGAGCTGGAGATTAGCGTGGGCGGAGATTATCCGCCCTGCTTGATTTAAAATAAGTCTGAGTGTTTGTCAGCCAGTTTAGACAGTAATCGTCTGCCCCAAGCTTTTACCTCAGGATCAGAAGTAGTAGTAATAAGATGATACATTTCATTACTAAGAAAATTAGCGATAGCACGATAATCTACTTCCTTCCTTGTTGTGGGAGTGTCATCTCTTTCAAGTCTTTCGACTTCAGCCAAACGCTCTTGCAAGTCTGCAAAAGGTCTATTGATGACATCATTGTTATTAGGCATGAGTTATAATTTCATATATCCTAATTAGTTGCAAGTATATAAGATAATATCTGTGGATAACTTTTGTACCTTTTGGTCGCACCCTAAAACCTCAACGAGAATCTCATTGGCTTGACATCTGCTGTCAGCAACTAACCCAGACGCCGGTAGCCATTTTATTATTACTATACGTACGTACCCAAAGGGTAATAAGTGAATGGAGAATGGAGAAAGGCACGAGGGCAGACGCCCTCGCACTAGAGATAAATGTTATTGAGTAATTGGTTTGATTGGTTTGCCTGTATCGAATTCATAAAATTCGTAGTTCAAACCTCGTAGCCATAATAACTCCCTGTCTAAGAGAGTAGGGCGACCAATTAAGATTGCTAGTATCTCAGACAACTCACACCAAGGGTAATAAAAGTTTTTACCGAAATACTTTTTTCTCTGGACTAAGACTGTTCGCTTGTCCAGAGATTTTAATTTTTGCCTTCTCATTACTGAGTTTGCATTTGTAAGAGGGGAAAGTTCTCTGTTAAGAGTTCGCTCTCTTGATCGTGATCAACAATCGGCTTGAGTTCGACACTCTCAACGATTTGAGTTCTGTACTGATTGTACATTAAAGGTTGCTCAACCTTGAAACGAGCACTATCAAACTTTTTGTATTCACGTCTGATAACGTTCATCTTGTGGTCAAGACCTTTGAGGACTTTTTCCTCTTCAACAAAAGATTTAACGATTGTCTTTTGTTCTTTCAACTTCGAACTAATGAAGTTGTTTAGTATTGTTAGTCTTACTAACTTGTCTATTTCCTTCTTCTTGTTCATGTTGCCTCCTTTGGCTTTTGTGATGTGGTCAGATTATTACACGCACGTATATCTGCCGACAATAAGACCACACCTAGAGCATACAACCTAGCTAGGTGAAGATTTAATCTTACATAACGCATGCTCATATATGAACATTCAGTTAATGTGATGTATTCTGCTAGTAGATCATCACGCCTTTTACAACTAGCTATCATGTTCATATATTAAATATAGTGATGTCCTAACTAATTGCAAGTAATTATTTAATTAAGTTGTGGATAACTTTTTAACACCAAACCCTGTGCTGTCAGGAAACCCAGCTCCCGGGGGAACTTCTATATTACTATACCTAATACCCTAAAGGGTAAGAAGGGAATGGAGAATGGAGAACACCAGCCAGTACAGCAGGAGCAGCGTCCAGCTCGCCAGTATTTCACGGAATACTGCACCAATGCCAAAAGGTAGCTTGGCGATGGAAAACGAAACCATCACCGCTACCAGTGTTAATATTCCAAAGTAAACTAAAAAGGGAGGCATTAAGTTTGATGAAGAGCCGTGCTTATTTCATCAAAGCACTCCTTCGATTCTTTATCGCCCATGATTTGGCGACACACTTCTTCCGCAGCGTACCACGCCAGCAGGTTCCTGAACTGCAGGTCTGATGCCACGCCATCAGCACCATTAAAAGTGCTTATGAAATGGAGAATAGAATTTGAACAGTCAGAGTACGAGTCCCACAACATGTCCCAGATCTCCTCTTGGTACTTTTCATAAAAGGCATTCGTGTCTGCATAGTAAATGAGCTCGGGGATCGTGCCCCCCTGGCATCCGTTCAGGACAACGTCAGAGATGGTACTCTCATCCAGGTTGCTTGTGATCCATTCTTTAATGGAGTCTTGTTTAAACTCAACTGGCATGATGGACCTCCTCTCTCCAGCTCACAAACCAGGGACAACGGTCCCAGCCATGTTGAAATAATAGTCTGTATTCGATGTGCTTGAAATGGTAATTCATTTTTCTTGCCTCCAGTTTCTAATTGCTTTTAGTAAAAGTTGATTGTCTTTGATTAATCCTTCATCAGCATAGTTTCTACAATTAAGAATCAACCACACCCTAATATTATAAATGATTTGTTTATCTGACATTTTCTTCCTCCTCATATTCATCCTTTATGATTTGATCAATGTATGCGTGTTCAATGATCCACTCTCTGCAGAACTCTGGATCTATGTCCAGTCTGTCTTTGGTTGCTTTGTCAATGTAAACCGATCCAAAGTCTACAACATAATCATTGGGGATCGTGTCCTCTTTTGCTTGATCATACATATTAGTGCTCATGTTCCCTCCTTTGTTTGCGATTCAGGATCTCGAGTCATTACGGCAACTACCTGAACCTAAACTTGGTCGGTGCGTGTTCGTCTGTTCGCTACTTATCCTTTTTCCTTTATCGCTTCCAAGTTCTATTAATATATATAGTCCTAATTAGTTAGGATGTCAAGAGGTAAAAGAAAACTTTTTTAAAGTCCTGCTGTCCAGAAACCCAGCTCCCTGGGATGCCAGCTCCTGTATATAATAGTAATACTAAGAGGTCATTGGGTAATGGGGAATGGACAATGGAAAAAGGGTGGTGAGCCGAGGACTTCGACTCACCGTTTTGTTTAATGTTTGGCTAACTAAACAAAGAAGGAAGAACTTAGGAGTAGCAGAATGTACTCCTGCTGTCAACCATCACAGCCTGGGGGACTGGCTGCACGGTTTTTTTATTAAGAGGTAATGGTGGTGGGCCGTGGGAATGGAGACTAATGGAGCTTCGTGCTTGAACTACCATCAGGAGTCCAGCAACCCAGTAAGTGCATCAGGAGATCCCAGCTCTGGGACCTGGAACCGGGGGCGATGGAACAAAGGACGGGTTTATCGTTAATGGATAATGGATCACGGACAATGGAGCCTGAGAATAATTTAAGGGTCTTCGAAAGAGGGTCTCTGGCAAGTACGAACACAGGACAGCCAGCAGAATAATGCCTGTGGATCCACGCAATTTGATGTGCTGAGAAGTTAAGTTTATTATTGGTTATTATCTTCAACTCTAACCAAAAGCCTCGTTTGTAAAAGCCAAACAGATCAGGAATACCCAAACCTGTAGAGCTTTCAATTCTAGTCCAAATTATTGATTTAGTATTATTTTTTAACTGTTTCCAGAGGTTTTTCTCTTCTGCCATGTTTAATTATCCAGCACCTTTCTTCTTCAAGATCAACCATCAATAACTCAACCCTAAGTTTCTTCTGTAATGCAGTTAATACTCGGTTGATTGGTTTACCTTTTTTGTTTCCTTTTGCATACTTCAAAGCCGTTTTAACGTCATACAAATGGACTTTTCCACGCTTATCAATAGACACAATATCGACACAACCAGTGTCATGAATCGTCTTGAAGACTAGATTCCCCTTCTTCAATAAGTAAGTCATCGCCAGACTCTCCGACAGATGACCCTTCAGATGTGTCTTGGTCAATAATTTCATACTCTCCAGGAATGGATAGTTTTTTTCTAAGTTCAACTAGTTTCTCCTCTACTTCTCCAACAGACATTGAATCAATCGTGCCATGCATGATTTCTTTCTTGTCAACATAAAGTCCAGCTACCATGCCTCGATATTTCTCAGCAGCAATAGCTCCAGTATAATTACCAGCAGCCTCCGCCGAGTCTCTCAACTCAGCTAGTTTTTGTACATGAGATTTGTAGGAAATGGAGTATCTCCTAGCCAACTCAGCTCTTCTACGTTCTATTTCCTCGACTACACGAGGGTAGTATTTAGGGTTTTGTAATTGACTTGCATTGACAGTAGCCCCACTTTCAGCGTATCCAGCGTCCAAAGCACACTGTTTTGCACTCTGAATATGCCCTTTTTCGATGAAAATATCGACAAATTTCATCTGTTTTGGGGTCAAATCGAGTGTTTTTTCCTGTTTTTTTGACATCGTTTTTTCCATTTTTTAACTTGAGACCCTCCAAAAAGCCTTATTTATCAACAAACTGTGTAAACGAAGAGCCAACCGTTTACAACGAGATGACAACTTATTTACAGAGGGAACCCGCGATATATATATGTTTTTACTATATTGTAAATATGTAAACCGATTTCGCTGATTTTTTACAAGTTTAGATTTAATTTGTGTAGAATAATATATATAGTGATTTACATGAAATTGGTAAGGATTGACTGGGATGATACTATTGAACATCAGACTGGTTGGTACGAACAAGAAGACATCAAAGACCTTGAACCGCCGCCCCTTGTTTGGAGTTTTGGGTTAATTTTAAAAGAAGAAGAAGATTCTGTCACTGTTGTTGCGGATTGGATTCCGTCATCTAAAACTTTTGGTCGGGGGACCACGGTCCCTAGAGGAATGATCAAGAAGATTACAGAAATAGCCGAAGTTGATATGTCAAACATCAATTCAAAGTAGCAATTCCACCCATAGCAAATTTTTGCCCAGTAGCCATTTCAAAAGCTTGTTGGTAAGGTATTCCTTTTTGCATGAACTCTCCATATCTTCGTTGTGCCTCAGGTCCTGCGGATTGTAATCTTCCTGCAATATCACCTGGATTAAAAACTTTCGATAAATAGTCTTTAACTCCACTTCCTATATTATTAGTTATAGGTGTATCAGTCATAGGCATAGGTACAGTAGCAGTTGTACCTGTAGAAAAGGGTGAGCCTGTAGCTGCCTCAAATGCTTGTTGATAGGTCATTCCTTGTTGCAACATTTGTCCATATTTTCGTTGTGCTTCAGGTCCCGCAGCTTGTAGTCTTCCTGCGATGTCTCCTGGGTTAAAAACTTTACCCATAAAATTTGTACCTTGTGCGAATTTATCTTTTAGACCACCTAATACTTTACCCATGGTTCCACCGCCCAAGATAAAATCGGCGCCCGCTCCCATCATACTTCCAATACCACGACCCATGTCACCCACAAGTTGTCCTAGTGTTGGAGCTTGTGCTGTGAGTTCAGGTTGCATCATTGATAAGATAGTTCGACCTTGTGCATCTTTCATAGGAACATCAGCACCAGACATTTGTAAACGCATGATACCATCAGGGCCCATCACTTCTTTACCACCAACGGATTGTCCTGCGAAATACTGTTTTGATTTATCTAAATATTTTTGATAGTCCAAACCTCTTGGATATTTTTGCTGAAGGTTTCCAGCCATTTCAATAAACTTATCTTTTCCACCAGCTTGATTAAACATGATGTTCTGATCTTTTTGACTGTAGTTTTGAAAAGAATCACCACCCGGTGTATAACCTGATCCAGGACTTGTAC